CTACACTGCTAATATTAGTTCTATCGATATACCAATAGCTTCAAAAGCTGTATCATTATCCGGAGGTTCATTTATATCAATAGATTGGGTAAATGAGTATATTAAAGGTGATCAATTTACTTACCCGGTATGTCTGGCAAAAGACAATGCTAATAATTTATACTTAGCAAAAGGTACATTCCCAACGTTAACAGCTGCTGCTTTATCTGGTGTATCAGTGGCAGATAATACTAAAAAAGGCAACTTAACAAATTACAACGCTCTTAACCGTATATACGATAAAACATCTCTCGATTTTAAGTTAAGCTTGACAAATTATCTAAATACAGAGGATATACTAAATCAAACTATATCGTTTCAGCCAAGTTCGTTTGAACCTGGATTTTATAACTTTACATATAGACTTGATACGTTACAAGGGAATTCTACTCTATATATAAATGGTGATTTATATGACAATCAAACGTTTCAACCTGGGAAGTATCAAATTCAAGATATTTTCTCCGATGAGTTTTTCATAGGGTCAACTGGCTTTCAAAGCAACCTGGATCTCGCTACTTATTTAAGGCAACCTAATTATTATTACTCTAAAGATTTGACTATACGTAATCCGCTCATTTATGATAGAGCCATCAGTAAAGAAGAAATATACGCAATTTATTTATCATCTAAAGACGTAGATGATATTACTTTATCTTTACCAGGTGGACAAAGAACATCTAAAACCGAAATACAGCAGTTTTTTAAGTTTAATAGACATAATTCATCTAACTTAATAGACGTAATTGTTAGAGATCTTAACATTACAAGTACAGAAGTTAGAGATCAGATTAAAACTAGTATATTGGCAGAAGCTAAACAGTTTTTACCGGTTGGTACAAAAATTAATAACATAACATTCATTGATCATGGCAATTCCTAATTATTATAGCTACAAAAAGATTTATACTTCCGGTGATATGTTTACATTAACTGGCAGTGATTTCTATGGTTTTGCTGAAACTGCTGATGGTGTTGTAAAAGAGCCATCTACTGGTAAGACATTAGTACCTAAAAGTACATATAGAACGGATCTCCTTTATACTGAATATTTTAAAGATAGGGTAGTAAGTGATATCGATTTAACCCTACCTAATACAAGAGATAAATGTCTTTTTAATCTTAACGATAACTTTAATTACGATCTTTTTAAGTATAAGTTAGAAAAGTTAAGAGATAATAATACTTTTGTATACTCTAAATTATTTATACCGTCTAACAAATTACCGTTTGCAAGTACTTTACGATATGCTACTGTGTCTTCAGTAAATACGCAAGAATTTACGATTAATATTTCAGATAATAATAATCCTGATTATATTAGTAATAAAAAATTCGCTCAAAATTATTACTTGAGTGCTTTCGGTAATATAGTAGCAGCAACAGCACAGACTAACGTTAAATCTCTTAGTACTAATAACCCGTTCGCTTTATTTGCTGCTACTACGACTAATTTAATTTGCTTAACTGGTGATGATGACAAACTCACTATAGTTGAAGATTCTACTGGTTATGAAAGTAAGGAAAATGATCTTGCTTTTAACGAAATTGGTGGACTAGCTTCTACAAAAGATTTCTTATATCTTGCTGATACTGGTAATAATGTAGTTTTAAAGTATGATATAGCTGGTTATGTTAATAATGATAGTTCACTTCGTAACCGAAGAAATTATATTGAACTAATTGGAGGTTTTGGAGGTGAAACCCGACAAACTAAATTTGATAGACCTACTAAATTAGCAGCTAGTAGTACAGAGCTCGCTGTTTTCGATTCTGGTAACAGAGTAATTAAACTCTTTGATAATGAACTTAACTTTATAACTAGAATAACGTCAATTAACTTTAATAAAGAGACTTTTGGTGCAATGAACTTTGATCCAGATTTTGGTTCATTATATGTTGTTACTTTTAGAGACATAACGACAGATGATATTACTGTTAGAACTACATTTCTATATCGATTTAGTGGAGAGGGTTATCGCTTTAAAGAGGAGTTTATAATGAATGATACTCTTGCGATTGAAGATAATGAAGAGGTTAACTCACTATCATTCTCTGGTACTGATAGTAACTACTGGTACTTTGGTACAAATAAAACTATTTATAAAAAGTTTAAAACTAGACCGGTAGAGATTATTGGTAAATTTCGTACACAACGACTATACTTACTTAACTATGCTGATACTACTCAAAAAGTAGTAAATACTGAATCAATCGCAACTATTAACAATAGATGGAATTTTAATGATATTAGTTTTTCTACTGCTAAATTTAATTGGAATCTAGGTACTATCGTAGGAGGTCTTCAGGAAACAACAGAAGTAAATGGTCTTTTAGATGATAATATAACCTCATTTTCTATTTTTCCCGGCACTAGTTCATTCGATAGGGCTATTATGCTAACGACTGGTAGGTTATTTTTCTTTGATGAGCCAACTTCTTCAGCATATCAAAGAGTATTAAAGGATTTTAATTATAATAATTACGGTAGTGCAGGATTTTCTTTAAATCCTGATAGTTTTATACAACAATCTATAGTAAATACAGAGCTTTATAAGGTTCTTAATGATACTCTTAATATTAAAAATAATATTGTAGGTAGATTTACTGGAAAGTTTAAAAACGATATTCTTGAATTAGATGATTATAATTATGAAATCGATTTTAAACAGCTCTTAACACAAAGTATCGAGAATTTGTATATACATAGTAATGAAGAAAACCTTACAGGGGTTTTAAATAGGTGTTTTAACTTAATTTATGATCTACAACAAAAACTAATTAATATAGTTCAAGTAAATGTTGAAGCTACCGTGCAGCCTTCATTTACTCTGGTTGATTCCATAGAAATTTAATTGCTTAATACTGCCATTGACATAAATATATATATGGCAAGTACCTCTTTAACAAATACTAACATTAGCGAGACTTACGTTGGTGTACTGCATGCTTGCGGTGCAGCTTTACCGGATAAAGAGCAAGCGGATATTTATGATGGGTTTGGTAATAAAAGTGCTCTTAAGGTAGGAAGAGCAGGGAAAGGTATTGATGTAGACGGTACATTAGGTGCTTCGTTTAAAGCTGCTATCGCTGATGCAATCTACCCAGTAGGGGCGGTTATATTTTCACAAAATAACAATAACCCGGGGACACGTTTTACTGGAACCTCTTGGATACAGATATCAGAGGGCCGTTTTATAGCCGGTGAAGGTACTGGTAATGATGGTACAGAATCTAAATCAATACCAGCTGGTGCTAACACAATTGGTAAATATAACCATCAACTAATAACAGCTGAGTTGCCTGCACACGGGCATGAGGCTAAGTTTTCTAATGGTGGTTCAGTTTCTCTAGGAGGTGATACAATTCAATCTGGTAACTCTAACAATGGTAATGATAGATTATCAAATGATATAGTTAAAACTACCGGTAGTGGAACACCACATAACAATATACCACCATCATTCGGATTGTATGTGTGGCAAAGAACAACTTAACAATTTTAAAAAATGCCTGACGTCGAAATCGTAAAACTAAAATTAAGAAGAGGTACTGACTCACAACGTCAGTCAGTCATCCTTGAGCAGGGTGAATTAGGATATACTACAGATCGAAAAAGGGTCTGGGTTGGAGATGGCTTTACCGCAGGAGGGCATGTTGCTGGAAATTTAGTATATGCACCACTGACATCTAGTGCAAAAACATCTCTTGCTGAAGCAGTACAAAATGATTTAGTATATGAAGATAATTTACTATTTCAACTTTCTGGTACTGATTACTCTATACTTTCTAATTGGGCTTTTATAGGATCGCAAACAGATACTGCATCTATTAGCTATGATGTTAACAACAAGCTTCATGTTGTTACTGGTGCTATATCAGCGACGTCGTTAAATTCGGATGTTGTAGCTACTAACGGCGGTATTACTCTTAACCCAGTTCAAGGGCTTTCAGCTGCTGTTGATGGCACATCTATAAGAGTAAACTCTACTACAGGTCAACTTAGTGTTTTAGGCGCGCCAGTTCCTACTAGCTGTATTGGTAATGGTTTAAGCGGAGGAGGAGGTAATCAAATAGGCCTCTTTACATGCCCATCATTTGGTTTCCCTGGAGGAAAATTAGAGATAGTTAATGCACCTGGTTGTACAGTTTGTGCTTGCGCACTTAATCAGAGTACAGTTGGTAATGGTTTACAGATGACATCAAATTGTCTTGGTATGGTTACTCTTGGTGCTGGTGAGAGTAAACCGTTTAACACGACATGTTATGACCAGTATGGCAGAGTTACTAGTACGAGTAACTCAATTACTCAAAACTTTTCAGGTACAGACACGTCTGGGTGCGGTAAATCCTTTTTTGGAGATCTTATTGATACGACCGTCACCGGGCGAACAATTGTATGTGCACAATCTGGAAGTTTTTGTGCTGATGCTGGTAGTAATATTGCAGCAGTCCAAGTATGTCTATGCTCTGCTGGATTTATTACAATTAACTCTGGTACATGTGGTAGGCTAGCAATTCCTGTATACAACTATTGATAAAATAATATTATGTCAAAGAAAATTGAAATTCTCGAAAACACCCTCTTAAAGCTATTAGTCCGGCGCGGGCAGGATACGGATCGTCAAAATATAACCCTAAATCAAGGAGAGTTAGGCTATACTACAGATGGTAAACGTTTGTTTGTAGGTGATGGTCAGACTTTAGGTGGTATTATAACAGGTAATAAGTTTAAAGGGTCTGTTACTAATCATTTAACTATAACTGGTATGGTAGAAGGTGATATAGCCTTTAATTCAACAACTAGATCTCTTTATGCTTACGTTTCAAACGCTTGGGTAAAAGTTTCACAAGTACTAGCAGCAGGTAATAGTACAATTACTATTAATGAGGTAACTGGTACTATAATTGTAGGTACACTATCAGCTAATAACTTTCATACTGATGCTCTTGGTAATTCACTCGAATTAGTATCTGGTAGAATTTCATTAAGCGCTACTCAGATTAAGACAGATCAAATTAACACTAATACTGCCACTCATCTTAAGCTACCAGAGAAGCTCAATATTAACGCTGTTCAGTATAGCTTCCCTGTAGGTGGAGTTGCTAATAATGCATTTTTAGGTACTAATTCTACCGGTCAACTTTCATGGTCAGCACCGCTTAATACAGGTCAGTTTTATGTTAATTCAGCTAGCGCCTTTATACCTGTTGGTACTATTATGGCTGCTGCTAGTGGTAAAGCATTTCCTGTTGGGTGGTTACTTTGCAATGGCGCGTCAGTATCTAATACAACATATGGTGTACTTTCAAGTGTTATTCATGCTACATATGGTGGCTCTGGTAATAACTTTAACCTACCTAACTATGAGGATGTTGTACATGTAGGGCAAGCGGATGTGGCGAGCTTTAGTAATGGTACTCTTAACTCTACCGGTAGTACATACACAACCAAAGCAGTAAGTTATTATATTAAAGCACTTCCTGATACAGTAGTTACTTCTACACTAACAATTAACGGTGGGTTAACTGCTACTAACAATAATGTAGCAGTAGGTAATGGTGTCCCTATAAATACTCTAGCTGGTGCAATTAAGATTGGTCCAGTTCCTCCAGGTATTACAGTAGTTGACTCAGCCGGTACAAGTACATTTACAACCGTAGCTGAGCATACAAAAGTATGGGTTACAGGTTCTGGTGCTAAAGGCGGACTACGTACAGGTGGAGCTGCAGCAACAGTATATGCTATACTTTCTGCTCAACCTGGTACTACTGTTACTGTAACTGTAGGCGCTGGTCAAACTACTGCTAATTCTGCTGGAAACTTAAGTAAAATCGTAGTTGGTGGAGTTAATCTATTAATAAGTAATGGAGCTGCTAGTCTTAGTGCTAATATACATACAGCAGCTTCTCTAAATGGTGGTAATAAAGGTACATTAAACACTAGTAGTCCATATATTATCGGTGGTTATGTTATAGAAGGTGGATCTGGTGGGTGGAAAACTGATGGTGGTGAAGACTACCGGACTAGTGGTCCTGCATCTTTCTGGGGATCAGACCAAGCTCCTGGAGCTGGTGGTGGAGGTCACAAAGGTGTAAGTATTAATACTAAAGCTGGCTTAGTTAAATTCGAATGGGGAATGTAAATTCTATTTATTCTACTTGTATCTGACATACACCAGATTAAATAAAGGTGTTAATGTCTAATTTACCACTAATACAAGAGATTTCGACCAGCTCTATTCTTTCTGCTATTACCGGAAAGAATCCAGCTACCGATAAGGTATTATTTAGTAATTATACCGCGGTAGAAAGTCTATCTCGAAATACAAATAGCTGGGTTCATAATGTCTCCGGTATAACTGGTTTAGTTGCATGGAATAATAGAACGAGTCAAGGTCATGAAAAACTCTTAGGTGGAACTGCAATTACAAAAAGGCATATTTTGTATGCAAAGCATGCTAAATATGTATATGAAGATGAGGTTTACTTCGTAACAAAAGATAATACCTTAATTACGCGTAAGATAGTTGCAACTAAAAACGCTCCGTATTCCGGATTCGGAAACGGTGATTATAGTATAGGTCTTCTTGAAGCCGACTTACCAACTTCAATTGATATAGTTAAAGTCTTACCAAAAGATTCATACCGGTATTTTAATCCAACTGAGTTCACTCTTAATGCTACAACATGGGACTCTTCTATTAGCGATGCATTAATTCTTAACACTAATCAACATGAAGATGCTGCTGTACGCACATTATCACAAATTAATTTTGGTAGTCTTGAAGATGATGATCCTAATAACTACGGATTGAGTGCTTATGCTACTTTTAAAACTGGAGTACCTAGTACTGCACCAGCATCTACTTTTTATGCACCGATCTCTGGAGGTGACTCTGGTAGCCCGGTAATGATGCTTCTAAATAACGAAGTGGTTGTATTAGGAACTTGGTACGGTGTTAATACCGGGCCTTATATTAGCAGCGCGCGTAACTATAACGATCTAAATCGAATGATTACTGATGTTGATACTACTTACGCAGCTTTAGCATCAGGATTTCCAGCATCTGGATATACTATGACAGATGTAAATCTCGACTCCTTTTTACAACAGTGGAACGGATTACCATTATCTGCAACATCCGTAGCAATTTTCGAAGAAGGGTTATCACCGGAATATGATATAACTTGGTCGTTTACATATGAATTAAGTAATTCTTCACCGGCTGATGAATTAGGGTTTTGTATGTTTCTACAAGATGCAGATACTGCTTTATCCGGAGGAGGTGTTGGTTCTAATTTAGGTTATTCTGGTATTAAAGATTTATCTGCAACAAATTTAGCGAATAAATCTTTAGATGGCGCAGTGTTAGGAATAGGTATAGACTCTCTTGGTATTTTTGCACTATCATCTACCTATTCAAATTCACAAACGCGTGATGGTATTGGTGCAGCTGATATAGTCGCTAATAGTATTTCTGTTCGTGATAGTAATTACAGCTATTTAACCGGGGTAGGTACTGTAAGTGCATTTAACCTTATAAGTGATGGAGTTAAAACTATAAGAGCAAGGTTAGGAAATTATGGTAGTAAGATACAAGTAGATTATAAATCACAAGGTGATATATTTTATACTAACTTACTTACATCTAATATTACAAGATTACCATTTACATCTCTTAGTAGATACAGACCAGGCTTTACTGTTGTTAAGCCTTTATCTGCTGGTACTGTAAGAGGTGAAGTAATTGTATCTAATTTTCATGTAGAGGGTAAAGCTCCTACTACTGAAGCAAGTGCGGCTAATTTTAATTTTGAACCTATCGTACCATTTATACTATCTTCAATTAGCTTAAGTGAGCCGGACGGTGCTACCCCTCTTACAGAAGCTAAACAACCTTTACCTTTCTTGGGTATTGAACCTGAAGTTGGGTGTCCTGATATTAGCTGTGGATTAAGTGCTACAGATGCCGACGCGGAAGGTGACTTTTTTCCTTCTTCTACTCTGTATTCTATTTCTGCCTTTATTGGTGATGTTAATCTACAGTGGAATACACCAAATTTTAAACTTCCTACAAGATTTGTATACATGTATGAAAATAACCCGGTATATGACACAGGGTATGTAGGTAATAGTATATATAATTACAACGGATCGGCTCGTTCCACTTTTATTACTGGTCTTTTGTCGAGCTATTCACATGGATCAGACATAGAATTGCCTTTAAGTGCTATAGCAGCTGACGGTTATCCGTTGGTTGATTCTACCAAGGCGGCGGGGAGTAGTTACTTTTATAAAGATACTGATTCTTCACGAATTACATTAAATGTATATTCACCCTTATCATCAACAAATTGGATAGCTTTCATCGGTTGCCCATTTTACACATTATCTTGCGGTACGGAAGATAGCTACTTATGTGGCTTAACACAACAACACGAAACACTTAGAAAAGTAGTCTTTCCAGAATATTCATAAGTCATGTCATTTCACCCTTCATATACACCAACCATTACACCTAACACGCTGGGGTCAAACCTCACATTCGATTTTGTTGGTTCAAGTCTTGCGGATACGTTACCTACTGGTTGCACAACAGCCGGCTGCACAACAGGATCAAAGTTTCAAGGCGCTGTTCTTGGTCTTGATAGAAAGCTTTACCTTATACCTGATGATGCTCAATATATAACAAAGTTCGATCCAGGAACTGATACAACTGTTAATAAGTTTGCTGATCTTGGATTAGTTGATCCTTCGCTAAGCGATCAATCACATAAGTATAGTGGAGGGATTTTAGAGACAACTAGTGGTAAGATTTACGCTAACCCGCTTAACGCTATCACCGGTCCATTAGTTATCGATACTGCAGTATCACCAGTTACAGTTAGTCAAAGTTACTTTTCTAATTGTAATTCACGTTGCAGTCTTCAAGCAGCAGGAGGTGTGCTAGGGGGGTCAGGTGCAAGTGAGTGCTTATATATGGTACCTTTTACAGGACCTGCAAAGGTCCGGACCATGGTTACTAGTTCTGATGCTGTAGGTGCTGATTTACCTTTTCCAGAAACACCAACAGCTGGTCCAATACATAGTATACGAAATACAGCTGTAGATGAAGGTATTGTAGATGATGTTTATAGAAGATTTTGTGGTGCTACTAGTGGTGGTAACAATAAGATTTATGGAACACCAATGTCTAGTGAAGCTATTCTTATAATAGATACGACTAAGCCAGATGCAGAGAAAGTAAGTTTTGGTAGTGATGTAATTACAGGTTGTCTAACCCCTAATACTAATCCAATCAATTCAGCTACAAAAAATCTGGATCCATTTCCTTTCTTTAACATGTATTCTGGTGGTACATTAGCGTCAAATAATAGCATTTATGCAATGCCTAAGCGTGCAAATGCTATTCTTAAGATTGATACATCAGATGATTCTACAACAGAAATCGCACTTCCTCCAGCCCTTATTACTGCAATTGATGAGTTTGAAGTTGAATTACCTTCCGGTGATTTTGCTGAAAAATCCCTTAACTCAGTTTTAGGTCCTAATGGTTTTGTTTATTCTGTGCCCGTCGACGCACCGTATCTTATTTGGATAAACCCAGCTACTGACGTCATTAGTTACCATGACATAACTGATACACTTGTTCAAGCTGGTGGAGGTGAAGGATCAGACGGTTATTTTTCAGATGGCATCACTATCGGTAATACTATATATTATATAGCTAAAGGAGCGGATAAAATACTTAAAGTAACTGTTAATGATGTTTCTGCTTCACCAACACCTACACCAACAATTAGTCATTCTGCTACAGGACCGGCAATACCCGCTGCAACCCAAACACCAACACCGAGTAATACCGGAACCTGCTGTGGGTCTAGTATACCTTCACCACCATCGGGTAGTCCAGGTATACCTTCTGGTTGTCCTGTCGTGCTATCTAATACTCCTACATCAACAGGCTCAGCAACACCTACTGCATCAAATACATGTCCCGTGCCAGGTACTCCTTGTCAAACAACGACACAGACACCTAGTAATTCGCTAGTTGTAAGTATTACACCACCTCAGACAGATACACCAACACAGACACCTACACATACACCTACACAGACCCAAACTACAACACTAACTTTCGGTGTTACACCGAGTAGTACAGCTACGCAAACAGTTACACCTACATCTAAAGTTACTAGCACACCTACACAGACTGGAACCCCTAGTTTTTCCCCTACGCCGAGTGTTACTTCATCAAAGACTTTTGAAAGATGTGTTAGTCTTAAGTATAATGTTGTTGATGGGCCGGATAGGTTTGTAGTTACCTATGAAGGTGAAGAGATTTTTGATTCTGGGTTTATTGGCCATTCATCTTATAACTTTAGTGGTAGTAAAAGGCAGGCATTTATTGATGCTTTAATCGATCTAGGCTACGTTGCTAATGAATTTCCTGGACTTTTAATATCCGCCGACGGTTTCCCTGATGTAAAAAATACTACATCAGGAACTTTACAAGCTAGAGTTGCACGGTTTGTAACTGATGAAGCTATTGTAACAATTACATCCCCGGTACATGATAAACCAGCGTGGACTTATACACTAGAATGCCCGGAAATATGCCCATCTGCAACCCCAACATCTACAAAAACACAGACACCAACAAGTACCGGGACAAAAACTCCTACGCCTACTAATACTAGTACACCGACACAAACCGGTACTGCTACTCAGACACAGACACCATCTAATGGTCCTGCTACACCTACTGCTACACCAAGTAATACAGTTACACAAACGCCTACTAATACTGCTACAAAAACTGGTACTCCTACGAATACAGGTACAGTTACACCTACACAAACCAAGACACCTACCAAGACACCTACCAATACACCAACACAGACAACTACAAATTCAGGAACAGCAACACCAACAGCTGAGCCGACTCCACCTATAACACCAACAAAAACTCCTACACCGACAACTACACAATCTACAACACGTTCACAGACACCAACTAATACTGCTACAAAAACACCTACTAAAACAGGTACACAGACCCCTACACCGTCAACTACTAGAACACAATCAGGTACACCAACACCTAACCCTACGCCTCCTACTACACCTACTGCTACTATTACTCCAAGTAAAACAGGGACCCCTACTCCTACTGCTACAAAAACGCAGACGCCAACTAATACAGCAACTAATACAAACACGCCAAGTAATACTGCTACAAACACGCCAAGTAATACTGCTACGCAGACGCCAACTAATACAGCAACTAATACAAAGACGCCAACTCATACTGCTACAAACACGCCTAGTAACACTGGTACTCCTACACCGACTAATACCGGAACTAGGACGCAGACTCCAACTAAAACAGGAACACCATCAAACACTGCTACAAAGACACCAACTAACACAGCAAGTGTTACACGGACTCCAACTAAAACAGGGACGCCAACAAGAACTGCTTCAAAGACGCCAACTAATACTGTTACGCAAACACCAACTAACACAGCTACGAAGACACAGACACCTACTCGTACTGCTACAGATACACCTACTCATACTGCTACTAAGACACCAACTCGTACTGCTACACAAACACCATCTATTACACCGTCACATACTACAACCCAAACACCTACTCATACTGCTACACAAACGCCAAGTGGTACGGTTACCGGAACGCCAACTCATACTGCTACAAACACTCCTACCCCGTCTAATACTGCTACAAAAACACAGACACCTACTCGTACTGCTACAAATACACCTACTCGTACTGCTACTAAGACACCAACTCATACTGCTACTAAGACACAGACACCAACACAGACGCCTACTAATACCGCTACAAACACACCTAGTAATACAGTTACACAAACGCCTACTAATACTGCTACAAAGACACCGTCTAATACACCATCACATACCACTACACAGACGCCAACCAATACAGCAACAAATACAAAGACCCCAACAAATACCGGAACAAAGACCCCTACACCGTCTAATACTGCTACAAAGACTCCTACTCCTACTAATACTAGTACGCAGTCCCCAACACCAACCACTTCACGTTCGGTAAACGCTTCTGCAACTGCAACTGAAACAAATACACCTACACCTACTCATACTGCTACAAATACACAGACACCAACACAGACACCTACTCATACTGCTACTAAGACGCCAACTCATACTGCTACACCTACTAACACCGGTAGTCCCACACCAACTCATACAGCTACACAGACACCAACAAAAACGCAGACACCTACTAAAACGGCTACAGGAACACCGACCAAAACTGCAACAAAAACACCTACTCATACTGCAACAAAAACACCTACTCATACTGCAACAAAAACACCTACTAATACAGCAACTAATACAACGACACCAACTCATACTGCTACAAACACACCAAGTAACACAGTTACACAAACGCCAACCAATACGATTACACCTACAGCGTGTGTTACACCGAGTATAACACCTAGTAAAACAAGTACACCGACACCTACTCCGACAACTACTAGAACACATACTGCTACGCAAACACCAAGTAATACGATTACTCAGACGCCAACTAATACTGCTACGGTTACTCAGACGCCTACTAAAACTGCTACAAAGACACCTACCCCGTCAACTACTATATCAAATACTGCTACGCAAACACCAACTCATACTGCTACACAGACATCATCGCATACACCTAGTAATACGATGACTCAGACACCAACTAATACTGCTACGGTTACTCAGACGCCTACTAATACACCGTCTAATACAGTTACTCAGACGCCGTCTAACACAGTTACACCTACAGTTACACCTACACAGACACCAGCACCGCCGCAACCAAGTTGTTGTGTTTGCTGTTGCTAATAAATTAATACAAAAAACCCCTTGTACGATATCGTACAAGGGGTTTTTTAATTTAGTTTAGTTTATTAAAAGGACTTACTTAAAAGGACTTACTAAAGGAAACTCCTGCAAGTGTTTCGTCATCAGAGCTAGCGTAGATAGTACCAGCAGTATCAGATGCAGCGTTCACAAAAGTAACGAACGGTGTAAGTGTAATACCGCCGAAATAATTTAGCTCGTAATCTTTACTAACGGTTAGTTGTGTATGAGTAAACTCAGACTCATCAAAGCTATAACCAACGGTAGCAGCTACATCAACAAGAAACTCTGTACCATCAATAAATGGAAATGGGTCAACTGATCGTTTAGCATTAAGTTCAAAGTATCCCAATCCATTACCTTCTGTAGTAAAGTACTGAGTACCTGATACATCAGCGAGGAAAAACTCTTTAGCAATTGAAACTCCAATTTCGCTAGTTACATCACCAGCGAGGTCTGTTCCACCTGTATAGCGCTTATAAGCTACCCCTGCAGTAAACTCTCCAACTCCTTCAAATGAGAAATCACGAGTAAATCCAACAGATAGGTTAGTGTTATTAAGTAGAGAATTATCAGCGTAGGAGAATGATGCTTCCAATCGTGCAAAGTCAAAATCATACCCAGTGCTAACACCGGTTACTTTATCACTCTCACCGAACTTCGCACCACGCCAAACATCTGTATCCCTATAAGTATAGGACACCTCAATTGGAGGTACTGTAATATCTGCAGAGGCAAAGCCAACTGCAGCCAACGTTGTTAATATAATAGTTTTTAGCATATCGTAATTATTGTATGATATAAAGTTCAATATGCAACGTTTAAATTGGCTCCGGAGGTAGGGTTCGAACCTACGGCCTAAGGATTAACAGTCCCCCGCTCTACCGCTGAGCTACTCCGGAATAAAAATTTTAAATATTACCTAGCTCGTGCTCAACCTCAACGTCACGCAGCATAGAGTGATACCGTTCTTGAATATATTTCTCAAATGCGAGCGGCTTTACCCACTTCGTATCAGAATCAGGTACGTTTGCAGATACTAACTTCTGATCTACTGCTTGAATACCTTCAACTAGGCATGCCCATCGCGAAAAAGCTTCTTGAGTCATCTCTTCTGTAGTACCGTCTTTCTTATTTAGAGTAATATTCTTATTCATTTATTATTATTGTATTATAGTTCGTATTTCGATTGATTATTCATCATTCTCCATACCTAATTATACGATAGTTCCTTATGGCTTAGCTTTACTCTCATAGTTACTTACGCACACGCACAGGCTTTGATATATGCCTATGAACCGCGCGCGGGGTATATCGATAAGTTGGAGGACAGTAGGTTCTATAACGATATGTCCCATAATAAGGAGCATAATACCGACTTGTTGTATACCTAAGCTGTTCGCATGCGAATAAAGTTTGAGTAGGTATATACCTTACAGTAGTTGTAGGAGTCGGGGCATAAGAATAAGATGTATATGTACCATCACAGCTTACCAGAAATAATGCAATAAATGCAGTTATAAATTTACACATATAAATATTTATTCTCCTGTTACCTCATTTGGGTTAGTTTGTAGGACAGGTATCTTCATCATTCCAAGCTCTACATTATTATTACATTTCGGACACTTAAATACATTTTCCGTATTTGCGAACACATCTACATCAAAAGTATAATCACCACATGGGCATAGAGCTGATACCCTACTTAAGGATAACACAGCATCCATCTCACCTTCAAACTCTGCATATAGAGATTCTTTATTAGTTACATTAAAGGAATTAATAAGCCAAAAGGCAACAAACTGTACTCCTGTTATAAGTGCATATGCATGCCAGAATCCCATAACGTTTGCTAACCCGAACGCAAATAATGTTGATACGATTGCTGTTAGTAAGAGAGATCTAAACATATACTATAGTATAGTATCTTTTTCAGTGGTTGCAACTACTATAATGAGAGTTTAGCAAGTTCTTCTGGTAGTTCAAGAATAAGATTATTAATGCGATCAATCTTGTCTTGTAACTGACTTACATACTTTTCATCTACAGTCTCATTTTGTTTGATATTCTCTAACATACGTTGTAGGTCAGCAAGTGATACGAAGGTATTTCCAAGTGTAGCAGTGATCTGTTCGAGTTCGTGTGGCATAATAGGAGGGGCTTTTTGAAATTTTTCGTCGTCCTTATATTTAAGTTCCTGATCTTTAACACTTGGTTGAGCATTAACAGGATTCTTGACCGGACCAACATAATACGGATTACTTGCAACATTCATGTATTATTATTTATGCCCGAGACTAAATATTAACATGAGTAAATTTGAAAAGAGATTCTTAAAAGCTATCACAGAGGATATCGAAGACGAGAAAGAAGCTTTCGAGCTTGAGCTTGACGATGATACTTCATCAGAAGATTTTGATGTAGATACAGAAGCAGATACTGAGCTTGCGGGAGTTGATCCAGCTGTTAGAGCTGCAGAAGCAATGGGTGAAGCAAATGCTGCTATGGTTAACACTCTCAAGGGTTGGATAGCAAGTGGTGATGCGTTCCTTAAAAAGCTTAATGATAGTGAAGATCCTACCTCAATTTCATATGCTATAGGTAATGCTGAGCCAGACACACTTTTTGATAAGATGCAAGGTGAGCAACGCCGAGTATCTAAAGTAGCTACCGATCTTGCTGCTCTTAATGAGACCTTTCGAGGCTATCTTGCACAGTCAGAGAACCCAATACTCAAAGGGGTCTAATCTGCTCTTCTAGATAAGGCCTAACATACTCTTCAAAGAGATCTTCATCATAATGAGCTCTTGTAGGTTGAAACTTCTCTAATGTAGGAGTTTTACAAACGTCTTCTAGATGTTTACCTACATTGTAGAAGTTTATTTTGTGCTGATTACAAGCAGCTTCTAGTGCATACGTATTAGCTGCACGGGTTCGGATATAGTGACTATTATTGCCCCCTGTGCGAAGATTAAGAGGTGGTATAACATGAAGACGTGCTTCCGGGTGAAACTTCTCTTTAATCAAGTCTCTAATAAGCATTAAGTCTATTTCTAAATCTTTAGGTGATAGAATTACTACTCGTGATGCATCACGTATCTCCCGACTTATAACTCTTCCCGGTGAATCTATAGTTTTATCTGCATCTCTATCTACATAAAACGTATTTACATATACTGTCCTACCTTTAATATATGCTTTACCTACTACATTAGATGAAACTTCGATAATAACATCTTTAATATCTTTAAGATCTGGTAACTTTCGTTCAAATCCTGCAGTTGTGCAAGGAACATTAGTAGAAGCAATAGCATTATGTATATCTCCAAAAACATACGTAAAATACTCTTGTGGAAACTGATCAATTAAGTCGATACCAGTCCCCATTAAAACTGAACCAATTTCACGAGTGGTGTGCAACCTACCTATAAATGAATTCCACGTGAAATCATACATATATCTGCATGATCCACAATATAACATTTTATTATTTTCCATTGAAGTATTTTTTAATTTCGGTCATCCTAATAATACCTTTAAGGTCTTTAAAAGTATTCTTTTCGATAAAATCCCAGCTAATCTCATCTACATTGCAATGCATTGCAATATCATTAAAGTCTTTGAAGCGTTTACCGAACTTTTCCGGCCATATAAACACGCTCTCCCCCTGTTTAAGCAATACCTCAGACTTTATCAATGAAGCCCGGTCAACCCACTGAGAGTCGAGGATCCACACCTTATCATACCATTTAAGATGGCCACTGTACTGCTCTTCTTGACGTTTGGTAAATGACTTACCACGTTCTGTAATACCAGCTACAGCTACTGAGTTCTTAGTAAAGAAAGCATTTAGAGGACCTTCAAAGATATACACCTTATCATGATCACTTGATACTTTATTAATATTAAACAATGTCTTTTCACTACCTACCTTTCCGAGATACTTTGGCTTTGTCCTATTATCTTGAGGTCGTAAGGTTCTTGTTTGGTAGAACTCAATTTCTTCTCTTTCATTAATAAAAGGTATAACCAATCTATTCTTATGAACCATATCACAAAGCGAAAGGTACAAGTTATCTGGTCTATTAACAGCGGTATCTAGACGTCTATTATGAATCACTTCATTAGCCATGTTAAACATCTTATCTTGACTATAATAATCTCTTTGCAAAGGATCAGATAGATTGATACTATCTTTAGGTAAAGTCTCTGTGTGTATTTTCGCTACAACTTCATCATCCTTAGTTATATCTATAGTTACTTCATAGTCTTTTACCTCTTCAATGATATCCGAGTTACTGCAGTTACTTACTTCTTTAATCCATTTAAATGGCTTACTACTCCAACCACAGTTATGACAGAAAATATTATCATTATCTGGAATATAGTAACAACGTTTTTTCTTCGGTGACTCCATGCACACAGGGCATGAACACTGATACACGTTATTGAATCTATTGTAGTATGGACTTCTACCATACTCGTAGAATTTAGCTACAACATACTCTCTTGGAAGTGTTAGTATCACAACTAATTATAACTAACTAAACATTGAAGTCAACCTATGACTCAATATAAAAGTACTATACCAATCTTCTTTCTTCTTAAGAATATTATTAAGTTCAAGCTCTTCACACTCATATAGAAATTCTGACCAAGCATAGTTAGTCTCTACATTAAGTTGATCTTGATAGTAGTCAGCTTCTGCTTTATGGGTCATTACTTCGCAAAGATTAAACACAGTCATATTTTTCTCTAAGATCTCTTCTTGCTCATTAGTAAGTTGTAGCTCTTTGTCGAGCCATTTACGCACTCTTACCTTACCAAAGCGTGGTATACCTGGTACATTATCAGATTTATCACCTAATAAGCACTTTGCAGGTAGCCATTCATCCATAGTATAGCCTGTATCATCAACAAATGTATCATGACTATACTCACGCTTACGGATAGGATCAAACATAATAGTATTATTATCTATAAGCTGTAAGAAGTCTTTATCAACTGATGCAATAACCTTTTTGCCTTCAAACGTCTTACAAATATAAGCTACAATATCATCTGCTTCTCGTTCCCGCGGGAAGATTGAGCTAATACCAATATGTGATAATAGTCTCGTAATAGTCTCGTTTTGTTCATGAGGTGAGCTATCTTTTGACCTATTACCTTTATAACCAGCTACCTGATCTTTACGAACATTAGGTTTATAATCAGGCTTATAATCCCATACACAGATAGTCTGTGTAGGTTTATACTTTCTTACATATGAGAATATAGCATTAAGAGTAAAGTAGATATGCAATCCCGCAACTTTATCTAAATTACCTTCATTATATTTCTTAACCTGATTCTTTGCAGTCCAATAAGTGCGATGAATAAGGTTATTACCATCTATGATTAAGGTCTTACTCATTTATTATTATTGTTGTATTGAGCTTCACAAGTCTTCCAGATATCTCTAGAAAGCTTTTCTACTAATGTAATTATATCTGTGTTCCTTCCGAGCTCAAACTTATCAACAGGAACCTCAACGTTTTCCATATTTGGCATACTTAAACAATAAACGTTATTTTTATCTACTGCAATAACAGCAAACATCTGACCAACATAATCACCGTTATTTACAGCGTATAACTCTTGCTTCTTAGTTGGGTCCATCACCTTTATTATAGCCACCGGATCCGTAAGTGCCACCTAAATTACCGGCTATAAGTAATCGCATTGCTAAAGTATCTAACGCATCTAATTGTTGATCTGAATGCGCGCCTTTAACTAATACTGTTTTACCCTCGATATCATACCCAAATATGTAGTAAGAATCTAGATATTCGGATACAACCGATTTTAACCTCTCTCGAAGTTCTTTTTCACTTTTATATTTTTGCAAATTCTCAGGTTGGAGGTTGAGAGCTGCGTTAATCAGCTCTCTAACTTCATCATCCACACTCTCCGGTTCCTGATTGTTCTCTTCCATCCTTATTATATTTAATCAAAAAATCATTTTGTTCAACTTGTTGACATCCATGATCCAGTAACCGCTGTACAACAACTTCAATGGAATTAGTCTTTAAAACGTAACCTCTTTTAAATCTTTGATTACCATCTGAAAAACTAAATAAGAACTCTCCTTTAAACGGTAGGTTTTCAAAGCAAGTCACGTAAACAGACACCCCACCAGGGTCAACAAGGACTGTCCACCTACGTGAATCATGATCACCATACTTATCGAACATTCTAAGGGTTACAAAACCACTATCCTTTAGGCGTTTAATAAAGTAGCCAGGCGTTCTTAACTTATTCTTATTTTTATCAGATAACATTATGTTGTTAAAGATGATATAATATATTTCAGTTTAATACCTGCTGCTTCTGTCTCAAATACTACAACACCGAATTCGGTATTAATACGTACTTTAAACACATCACTAATATTAGTTAACAATCTAATGTTATCAAAATTAACCGGGATAGGGCTAAGTTCGAAGTCGACATCAGCTACTTGTAATCCAAAATTATCAGTATTATGACGTGACCTATCAGTTAACTCAGCCATAAGCTTGCCGCCCTCTGAATAGAAATAAATCTTATTAGTTTCTGATGCAAATGTAGCTCCCTTAAAGATCTTCTGCAATATATCTTTAGTTAAGTCGAACTCAACGTTATAAGTAAATGCATTAATTTTATCTAGATTCAAGCTAGGTTTGGTTAAAAATCCCTCATCAAATAGATGGTACTTAAACTTAAGACCATTGCCCTTATACTCAATATTATTAGAATTAATGCTAAGTCTTAAGTCAGTACCACCAACAGTATCAATAATTCTAGTTAACTTTTTAACATCAGGAATATTAAGAGTTTCGTAGAACTCGGATTCCATATTTACCTGCGCATGTAGAATTAACGTACTGTCAGGTGATGATACTAAACTTGATACTTTTTCTCGATCTACAGTAATAATAGCACTTTCACTTATTTTTGATAAAGAGTCTAAGAACTTTAGAAATTCACTGGGCGATTTTAGATTTAACTGCTTTGCGTTTTGGTCGGACATCTACTTTCTCTAATTGTAGCTTAATATCTTTTAATAGCAAGTTGCTTTCTTTAACAGCATCAAGCAATTTATCCATCTGGCTCGGCTCACTAAAGTCAAACTCCATTGTCTGCTCTTGTTGTACAGCTGGTGCAGTAATAGCAGCTACAGTATCTCGATGAAACGTTGCAGCAACAGGAAGTGGTCTTGGTGCTTGATGTAGCTCAGCCATTGCTTGCTCTGGTGTTACCATAGCTGGTACTGCAGTATGTGCAGGTGCTGCAGGAGCAGCTTGCGGTGCAGGAGCAGCTTGCGGTGCAGGTTGTGGCATTGGTCGACCAGCTTGCTGTGCTGCATATTGCTCTTGAGATATAGTAGGTACTTGCGCAAGATTCTTAACTGCGGCTTGCATCTGTTGAGCGGCTGGGCTTAAGTTGCCCGACTGTCCAACAATCATATCGTCATGCTTTTTCATTTGACCGTAAGTGGTACCCATGAGATTCATGACTGCGGCCTTTGCCTCTGGTGTCATATTCGGTTCCATAATACTAAAGGTCAGCTAGGAGGTCATCGATGTCAGCATCCGAAGTATCTGCTACCGGTGCTGAGGTTGGTGCAGCAACTGGTGCTGGATCAGGGGTGAAAGGAGGTGAAGCACTCTCAATAACTGGAGCACTATCAGCAGATGAATCACGTACATGGAAGTGCTCATCAAGCATTTGCTTAAGCTCGTCAGTAGACTTAAGAGTAAATACTTCCTTAAGGTTATGAACACTATCATAAATACTCTTTTGCTTCTCTTCATCTAGACCAAGATTACCTACACCAGTAAAGCGTGAGCTAACATAAGTAGGATAATCACCTTGCTGCTCGACCTTAACTTTAAAGTTAACACCATTATCACCAAGATCAAATACCTTAGCACCGAACTCTTCTGAGTCTTCACCTTCAATAGCTTCATGAATAATCTTCTGAAGCTGCTTCCCGTAACGAAGGAGCTTTACCTTTCCGTTATTATCTGGGTTAGTAGGATCATCTACAACAAAGACATTAACAAGCCACTTCTCCATACGACGGAGAACACTTGCCTTCTCTTTCTCTTCATCAGTACCCATACGAGAGAGACGGAAACGCTCTTCTTGAATAGGGCATCTCTCTTCAAACGTTTGAGGAGATAGAGTCTGGACATACTGACCATTAGCGAAAGATACCCAACCCATATTATAATAATGGAAGAAGGTGTCTACCGGGGATGGAGAGTAAGGAAGTAAGCGAACGGTATATGTATTACCGGGCTTACATTGAATCATCTCAGAGAACTTGGATTGCTTTTTTGAATCAGAAGCCAAGGCACCTTTGATACTTTCGAACATGGACATATTAAACGCACTCATAATTATTATATTCTATACTATTTTTGTTTTGTTTCAACTATTGTTGTTATTTTGGTTATACCATCTTTGGCCTTTAACTTGTATGTTGCAGAGCCAGAGAACTTTGTGCGCGTACGCGCGAAAACTGTATGGAAGTCTTGAACAATAAAGTTAAGAACGCTATTCTCAACTGACTTAATTGTATGTTCAACCTCCAATGCATGTATTAAGTAGAATGTTAACCTATGTTCTTGTAAATGCAAGAGGCAAGTCGGCATATTACCTGTTATATGTGTTTTATATTCATCAACAGAGATATTACTATCACGGCAGTAATTATAAATAAACTTTAAACCTTCCTTAAGAGTATTAATATTCTCTTCTGTATCAGGATTAGATAGTTCTTTTTCTTTTATATACAACGAGTAGCATCTTAACGCTTTGCGTGTATTAAAAAATCTTAAATCAAAGTACTCATCTTTAGAGTATACTTCAAATGGCGCGCCAAACCAATCTCTATAGTTAATATGTGTATGCTTATTGAAAAAGCCTGATAACTTTTTAAGAGCGATGAAATCCTCATCTTTTAATTTACTAAAGTCTTTTCTAAACTTAGTAGGTTGGTTTTTAGCAGATCTAGTAGCATATAAGTAGCTATTATATATCTGCTTCTCACGCTCACTTACCATCTATAGGTATTATAGACGCTGAGTTAGAATAATCAACTAATCCTCTTGAAAGATTGTCTTATTTTGATTCAAGTATTTGGTTATATACTTGGATTCAGCAATCTGTGGTTCGAACTTAAGGAATAAAGTAACTAGTTCGAAGTTATTTTCAACAGTTAGTAGTACCTTAAGTATATTTCGCAGCTTCGATTCTTTAAGTATTAATACAAATACATTCTGTGGTGATAACTTCTTACCTTTTAGTAAACAACAAAAAGTACAAAAACACAAAAGTAGGTGTTCTACTTCTTGCGTAGCTATATTACCGGATGGTGACTCTATCTTCGGTGGCTGCATTATTCAATAGGGGTAAATTTTTGACTAAAAGCCATAAACTTGTCTTCAAGCTTACCTCCAGCCAAGTTATGTGAACCACCACCATCACAGAGCTTTTCCGCTAACTCACCTAAATGAGTTTTGCATCCTTTTCTCTTTCTAAATGTAACAATCTTACGATCCAAGTTAACCATGATCGCAATATCTGCATCATACTTATCAATTATGTAATTTGCTACTTCATTAACTGTCGTAGTTACAAACGTTGATACAATCTTATTCTCTTTACCACGCACAACAAACTTCGGACTATCAAGTTGCTCTACAAAACGCTTAAAAAATAATTTTATAGAGCCTTTTTCATGAGGGGTATATTCTCTTAAACCGTCAGCAAATGCTTTAATAAACTGGGTTACTTTTGGTCTATTATAACCATAGTAGATTGCATTTAGCTTTGCAGGATCAATTTCCTTTGGAAAGTCAAATGACCAACTATCATATTGATCAATAAGCTCAACAAGCTCTTTTTGAGCGTCTGTTAAGTTTAATTTAGCTTCAAACTTATCAGCAATTAACTTTGTACATGAACTATACTCTTTTAGTATAGTTTTAGCCTTAGTATACTTTGCAATATGCTCAGCATGTGATGCATGATGATCTATTATTACAACATTGTCACGATTAATTGCTTCAGCTTGTTCTTCACTTAAGGCAAGATCACAAACAAATATCTTATTAAAATGGTCTAATGTATTCCAACGACTTTTAAACTCGTTTAAAATATTCCACTCTGTAGTATCAACGATAATAACTTCATGACCGGTAAACAGCTTCTTTAATAATAATGCCGAGCCTGCGCCATCGAGATCGTTATCTGTAAAGATCAATATATTCACCAGGAATATTTAGCCTACATTTTGTGTAAATCAACTACTGAATGCTGCTAGGGACTGTAGAGCAGTATCATCTTCCTCAAGATCAACATCATCGGCTTGCTCAATAGTTAGAGTCTCGTACTTAATCCTCATTGCTTGAGTCATACCACGAGGACCATATCGGTTCTTCATCATACCTAACCTAATAATACCAACGTCTCTATCTTCATCGTTTTGAAAGATAGACATAATAACATCTGCAGTAGCAGCTAAGCCAATAGATTCAGAGATAGTAGCTAAGTCAGGGTTATCTTGATCAAAGCCAGCCCTATTCAATTGAGTAGCGCTAATAATAGGACAGTTAAATAGGTAGGACATTGCTCGACACTTCTCAGTAACGTTCTTAATACGCTCATAAGAGTTAGTACCTACAGCAGAGTGAATTAAATTAAGATAATCAATAACAATCGCATCTAACTTAATACCTTGATCACCAAACTTTTTAATATAAGCTTGTATCTGACCTGGGGTAACAGTCGAGGGTGGAAACTCCTTAATAAAGATCTGACCTGGCTCTTCTTTAATAGCTGCTCGTAATGATGCACCATTAACAGCCATTTCTTTCATAGGAATCTTAGATATATTAGTACAAATACGTCTTGCGTAAAGTAGCTCAGACATCTCTAAGGTAATAAGCAGGACATTCTTACCTTGATTAGCAATATTAGTAGCTACATTACCAAGAAAGATAGACTTACCAATATTAGTCTCACCAGCAAAAACATACAACGATTTACCAGCTTGTAAAAAGCCTCCATCTAAAGCATCATCAAGCCATTCCCAAGTAGAAGGTATTTTATCTTCAACGTTATTCATATCTTCGATGATATGATCAATATCACCATGAATATCTAAACCTAAGTCAGTAACAAGACTAATGTTACAACTCTTCTCAAATTTATCTAATACCTTCGAAGTATCTACTTCACCAGATGCAACATCCTCAGCTACATTTAGCATTGTATAATATACAGCTTTCTCTTTTAAGAACTGCTCCGTATTCTCATACAACTCGTCTTTATCTAACCCCTTATCAATATCAGAAAACGACTTAACTAGTCTCTTGAAAGACTCTTTTTGCTCATCTGTAATAAGATAAGACTTGATCTCTGTATTAGTAGGAATCTTATTCCTCTTCTCATTAAAGTCCTTAATGATACTAAAAACATTAGCAATATCTTTATTCTTAAAGTATTCTGGCTTTACATGATCGGCTATAGTACTTAAGTAACCGCTATCTGTCAGCGATTGAAACATGAGAACATTCTCAAATGTATCTAAACAAAGTCTTGCCATCTTTATTAGTATAAAGTATTACGGATCATAATCAAGCTAAACCTTGACAATCTTTCCAGCATACTTATTATACTTCTCAAGAAACCAGGATTGGCCACCTTTCCATTCATCTGTGTAAGATTGGAGCCCTGATGAGGCATGTGTAATGTATGCATCAACTACACCGCATTTAAATCCTGAAAGTGAAGCATCAAGAGTATATGCAATATCGTAAAAGTGAAACCCTGCTGGACACGTTTCATCAAAGCGAATCTTCTTAAAAACTTTTCTTGAGATAGCTAAAAACACACCATCCATAATTAATGCTTGATGTGGGTATGGTCCGAAAGCAGTCATTGACTTTTGGTGACCACTTAAGTGAGCTACTGCGCCATGAAGATTACCACTACCAAATCCTCCACCCATAAGATGCCATAGAGCAGGCTTTTGAATATTAATTTGTGATGCACCGGCTACTCCCAGTACATCGTATTTTTTAAAATGGGTCTTAAGTTTTTCGTAATCAAAATTCTCTAGTATAATATCGTCATGACATAAGATAATATGATCTAGATTCTCTTTAATAGCAAAGTCAATAGCTTTATTGTATACTTTTTGCAGAGAGTCCTTATTACCCTCCTTAAAGTATACATCTAAGTCTATATCTTTAGTTTGCCAAAGTAGGGTATCTTCTTTCTTACCTTTAGTAGCAGAGCAAATAAATAATTTATTATCCATATTATAAAAACATAAATGGTGATTCGTGCTTAAAAGTACCAACCTTGTTAAATCGATTCGTAGTTTTATTAAGTCTCATTATGACACCTTCCTTAAGTTCGGTATAGTCTTTACCTGGTAATGTCGAGAAACTGCCTAGCTTATTATAATGTAATATTGAACCAACACGTGCAATATACAACTCATTAGTATCACAATCAACCATTGATAAAGCAAATGATCCTTTAAGTAATTCTAATGCTTGTCTAATATATTTTACAGGATTCGTACTATTCGAACGATCATCTTCCATAAACTTCTGAATTAAATTAACTACTACCGATGTATCAACCGGATTCTCAATAAACGGTAGGTACTTCTTTCTAATTTCTCGTTCATTAGTAATTACACCGTTATGAAACGCCATCCATGACATAGTATCAAACGGATGAGACGTTTCATAAGTCCACTTACGTTGTGCTGATGTAGGTGATTGTACGTGACCTAAGTAATACTTGGTTCTTTTAGATAAGTTAATATCATTAAAGTTAATTTCACCTTCTTTCTTAAAGACATACTGATCATCATACGTTAATTGAACGCAACTACTCGCAAATGTACCACGATTTTTATTAGCCTCGTATAAGACTTCTAACATTGATTCACTTGGCGTTCCAAATATCGCACACATACTGTAATATATAGTCTATTCTTATAGCTTTTCAAGTGTGATGTCTTGTTCCTTACGGTAATTAGCAGTTATTACCTTACTTTCTTCTTCCCTACCATAATATAGACGATACTCTTTAGGAATACGCCAGAAAAAATCCATAACACCTGTTACTTCATGAAATCCAAATGTATAATGTGGGTACTGAACACCATCTATATTGATCCACTTTTTACGTTTCTTTTTAGTCTTTTCGATACCGAGTTGTTTAAGTGTATTTGTACCAAGACCTCTGATCTTGAATAAGTCCTCACTACTGCGATAAGGTCGGTTACATACGATGTTTGTTGCTGTCTTCCTCCCGACTCCAGGTAGAGCTCGAAGCTCTTTATCGTTCATTTTATTAAAATCCTTATAACTTAACTTCATCTCTATATTAATTATACGGTAGTTCCTTTTAATTTGCAACTTTTTCTATTATTCCTACAATAGTTGCATAAATAATATCATATATGAGTTCGTTCAACAATCTATTTAATAGGATGGAAACCCTTAGCGAGATGGCAGATAGCTTCAAGCAAACCGTCAAAGGTGCTGCTAGTGGTGAAGATGGATTAAACATGATGCTTAAAGCTTATCGCAATGAGCGAACCGGAAAAGCTGTTGGCGCTGTTTCAAGAGTTAAAAACCTAATAGTACTTAGAGCTCTCTATGATAAAGATTACATTAATGATGAGCAATTTCAGGCTTTAGCCAAAAAAGCGACATCATCTAACTATATTTCAAATACATTAAAGGAAATTAACCCTGAAGCTCATAACAAACTATTCGGTAGTAAGCAAGAAAGTGGTGAAATTATTAATCACATTAAGCTAAACGCTAAGAATATGCTTAACTTTGGTCTTACTAACTTACAAGGTAAAAAATATGTTGAAGCTCCAGTAGAGGATACACCTGAGGATCCGGATGCTATGGAATTGGAAGATGAAGTAACTGACGAAGTGGTTGCTCTTGCCAAAGGTCTTACTTCTAAAGACTTAGAAGGTACTATACTAGACTTTGATGATGTAGATGTTACTTTACAAGGTTTAGATAATCAAGATGAGATTACGAGAAAGTTAATTAGTGTTTTGAATGGTGCTGGTTATACAGCAGAAGCAACTCCAGCAGGTTTTAATGTTGAGGCTCCTATTGGATCGTTTGGCACAGAAGAAGACGTCCAGGACTTAATGATTGGATTAATTTTAAAGTACTTCCCAGGAGTATCAGAAAGCGGTGTTGGTGTTTTATTAAACACAACAGTCGAAGACGCAGAAAGCTTTAATGAAAAGCCAGATTTAAAAGGTGGGGAAGCCTACGCTGCACA